GTCGAAGTTAATGCTAATACAGTAGATTATATTGATGAAAATGGTAATATTAGCAATGATAACAGTACAGGATCGTTGCCAGGATTAAATAGTGGTTCGTTTACTGGTGGATCAGTTGGATATGCAGGATTTGATGCATTAGGAAATGAAGTAGGATCTCAAACTGCTGCATATAATTTTTGGAATTCTATTACTGATACAAACTGTCAGGGATTTAATTTAAGTGCTGCTAATCAAGGTAAGACTGCTTATGAAGATGCAATTAATCTTTTAAGTAATCAAGATGAATATGATATCAATTTACTTTTAATGCCTGGAGTTACTGATGCAGGTGGAACAGGTGGTGGAAGTCTAGTAACAAAAGCAATTGACATGTGTGAAAATCGTGGTGATTGTTTTTTTATTGCTGATCCAACACTTTATGCATCTAGCATAGGGACAGCAACATCAGAGGCAGAATCAAGAGATTCAAGCTACGGTGCAATGTATTATCCTTGGATTCAATATCCAGATTCGGATTTGGGTAAAAATGTTTGGATTCCACCTTCAGTTGTAATGGGTGGTGTTTATGCATTTAATGATAGAGTAGCCCATCCGTGGTTTGCTCCAGCTGGATTAAACCGAGGTGGAATTGATATGGCTATTCAAGCAGAGCGCAAACTGACACATTCAAATCGTGATACACTGTATGAATCTAATGTCAATCCAATTGCGACATTTCCAGGTCAAGGTGTAACTGTTTGGGGTCAAAAGACATTGCAGAAAAAAGCTTCGGCTTTAGATAGAATTAATGTGAGGCGGCTGTTAATAAAAGTTAAGAAGTTTATTGCTAGTTCGTCAAGATATCTAGTATTTGAACAAAATACTAATGCTACTAGAAAAAGATTCTTGAGTATTGTGAATCCTTATTTAGAGCAAGTGCAGTCAAACTCAGGATTAAATGCATTTAGAGTTGTGATGGACGAATCAAATAATCCTCCTGATTTAGTAGATAGAAATATACTCTATGGACAGATATTTCTACAACCAACTAGAACAGCAGAATTTATCGTGTTAGATTTTACTGTACAACCTACAGGAGCTACTTTTCCTGAATAGTTGAATAAAAAAAATAAGTAAAAAATAATAAGAAAGGCTGTCATTTTTTTATGATAGTCTTTCTTTGTATTAAAAATTTAATGCGCGTTTTGATTTTTTGTTATATTTATATATGAAATGAAAAATTATATTTTAAAAACAAACAATTATTTGGAGAGAATAAATGGCTGAGCTAGTTGATGCAAATGATATTATGTTTACCCCCTTTGAACCTAAACTCAAAAATAGGTATATTATGCAAATTGATGGAATTCCCGCATATCTTATCAAAGCAACTAATAGACCAAATCTAACTTTTGAAGAGGTAACAATGGAACATATGAATGTCAAAAGATATTTAAAAGGGAAAGCAACTTGGGAAACAATAGAAACAACTCTATATGATCCAATTGTACCATCGGCGGCACAGGCAGTCATGGAATGGGTTAGATTATCTCATGAATCAGTAACTGGTAGAGATGGCTACTCAGATTTTTATAAGAAAGATGTAACAATTAATGTTTTAGGACCAGTTGGAGATATTGTTGAAGAGTGGACATTAAAAGGAGCTTGGGTTCAGGCAACTAATTTTGGTGATTTATCTTTTGATTCTTCAGATCCAGTTGAGATATCAGTAACTCTGAGATATGATTACGCGATCCTTCAGTTCTAAATTATAATTTTTTGTAAAAAAGCGCAAACAAGATATAATTTTCTTATAGGTTTTTTTATTATTGATTTTTCAATTAAATATATATTTATATATGAATGTATATTTTGAAAAGAATTTTAGAGGTTTTAATTATTAAAATAATTTTATACCAAAAAACAATCATATTGGAGAAAACAAATGGCTGATGCTAAGAAAAGTGAAGAGCAGAAATTTCCGAGTGAAGTAATTGATTTACCAAGTAAAGGGCAAGTTTATTCTAAAGATAGTCCTCTTCATTCAGGAAATATTGAAATTAAATATATGACTGCTAAAGAAGAAGATATTTTAACATCGCAAAATCTTATCAAAAAAGGTGTTGTAATTGAAAAACTTTTGAAATCTCTCATTGTCAGTAAAGATATAGATGTTGATGATTTAATTCTTGGTGATAAAAATGCTATTATGGTTGCAGCTAGAATTTTAGCATATGGACCAGAATATACAGTTGAAATAGCAGATCCAATTACTGATGAAAAAATAAATCACACATTTAATTTGGCAGATTGTCCATTCAAAGAACTTCCAGATGACGTTGATTATTCCGATAATGATTTTGAGTTTGAATTACCAGTTTCAGCAATTAAGATAAATTTTAAGTTATTGACTGGAGAAGATGAGCAGAAAGTTGATAGAGAACTCAAAGCAAGTCAAAAATTTGGTACAACAACTGAAATAACAACTAGATTAAGACACATTATCACTGCTGTAAATGGTGAAAAAGACCGAGCCGTTATTAACAATTTTGTTAATAATATGTTATCAAGAGATTCTCTAGCATTAAGACAAGAAATAGTTAGAATTTCTCCAGACATTGAATTAATTCAAGAAGTTGATACGGGAGGTGAAATGGTTGAGGTAGACATACCCTTAACCATCCAGTTTTTTTGGCCTACAGCCGTCTGATAAGTCTATACTTCATTCAAATATTTTTTCTTTAATATATTATGGACAGGGGTTTACATTCTCCGATGTCTATGATATGCCTGTATATCTCCGCAATTTTTATACAGGCGAATTAATTAAAGCAAAAAAAGAAGAACAAAAAGATCTTAAAAAGCTTCAAAGAAAATCAAAAAACATTTCTCGATCTAATATTCCAAAAAGATAATTTTTAAGATTTTTATCCGCCCTGATATTTATATTTGTAATTGTTCATCATTTCCAAGGAGAATCTCATGAAAAAAAAGAAGTCATATATGAATGTAAATAATATTATATCTGAAGGAGTCTTAACAAAATTTTTTAATTTATTAGGTGGAAGAGGCTGGCAAGAATTGAGTAAAGAAGAAAAGAAATTAATGAAAAATAAAGGATTCAGAAAAGCTTTAAGGAGCTTTTATAGAGAGATAGAAAAAGGAAATGAATTGCATAGAGAAATGGAAAAGAAACATGGTTTTAATATTGACGACATAATAAAATCTTGGGAAGAATAATAAAAAAATGGCAATAGATCCAAAAAAAGCTGCGTCTGCAGCTGAACAAGAAGCTAAATCTAAAAAAGAGACAGAAAGCTCAGCAAAAAAGATAGCAAAGTCAGCAAAAGAGACAGAAAGCTCAGCAAAAAAGATAGCAAAGTCAGCAAAAGAGACATCAATCTCAGCTGAACAAGAAGCTAAATCTAAAAAAGAGATAGCAGAGTCAACTAAACAGGAAGCTAAATCTAAAAAAGAGATAGCAGAGTCAACTAAACAGGAAGCTAAATTTAAAAAAGAGACAGTAGAATTTACTAAAGAAGAAACAGAATCTATTGAAGATGGGACAGCTGCTGCTGAACGGAAAGCCGCTGCTGAGGGAGATGAAGTAAAATCTAAAAAAGAAAAAGTAGAAAAAGAAAAACTAAATGTAGATCTGCAAAAAGAAACAGAATCTATAGGAAAGAAGATCAGTAAAAGTCTTCAAAAACAGACTTATTCATCAAAAGATACATTTATGTTAAATAGAAAAATTCTTGGCATCAAAAAGCTAGATCTTAATTATGGAAAAACTTACATTGAACACCAACAGAAAGGCTTGTCGAGTATACAAGGTATACTTTCAACAAGTAAGGCATTGAATCAGTCAGACGATGCACGAAAAGAAATGATTTCAGATATGGTAAATGATATGAATTCAATGACTTCGGGGATGGTTGATCAACAAGGTTATGGTATAATAATTAGAAAAACTCGAGCACAGATAAGAGATTTAGATAAAGAGGCAGCATACTACGAATCAATTGGTCATGAATCTCAAGCCCAAGCTGCAAAAGATGCGGCAGATATTGCAAGAGAAACAAATGCAACAGCAAAAGCAGGAAAAAAGTATTTGAATATTACGAAAAAGGCGGAAGAGATTACAGGATTCTTAAAAGAACAGTGGAAAAAAATTGTTGCTTTTATGAGTATTGCAGCATTGGCAAAAAAAATATGGAGCACATTAAAAAAACTTGCACTTGGATTTGCTGAACATATTGATAAAATAGGTGCTAGTTTTGGTGTAGCAGGATTAAGATCTGAAAAATTGAAGACAACCTTAGGCGAGGGACATGTTGAAGCGATTGGAATTGGTAAATCTATGGAAGATCTTATACCAATTATTAATACACTATCGTCTGAATTTGGAATCTCGTTTGAAAAAAGTGCAGATTTGGCAAATGCTATTTTGGATTCATCAGTAGCAATGGGATTATCAGCCGATGAAGGTGCAAGATTGTATGGTACTTTGATGTCAATTGGAAGATTGTCTTATAAACAAGCAGAATTATTTGCTGAAGCAACATATCAATTGGCAGCAGCAAATGATGTTGCTCCTCAAGCCGTTATGAAGGATATTGCTGAAAATGCGGAAGTATATGCTAAATTTGCTCATAAAGGTGGTATCAATATTGGAGAAGCTGCTATTCAAGCTAAAAAATTAGGACTAGGACTGTCTGATGTTTCAGGTATTGCTGAAGGATTATTAGATTTTCAATCTTCGTTAGCAGCAGAAATGGAAGCATCTTTGATGATTGGTAGACAAATTAATTTACAGAAAGCTCGCGAGTTTGCTTTAACTGGTAGTTTAAGCAAAATGATGGATGAAGTTTTGAATCAGTTAGGTGGTCAAGCAGAATGGAATAATTTACATTACTATCAGCGCAAAGCAATGGCAAAAGCTCTAGGTGTTGATGTTGCGGTAATGAGCAAATTAGTAGATAAACAAGGAGAACTAGCTAAACAAGAAAACTTTGTTGATTTGATTGGCAAAGACGCTATGTCAAATTTAACTAGATCGTTAGCTTTGATAAAATCACTTGGTGCAACTTTAATTCAGCATGTTGGACCTGCTATTGAAATGGCAGTTGGAAAGTTTAAGGATTGGTTGGAGAATCGAGGTGGATTAGATGCTATGAAGGGTATAGTTGAGGGAATTGGTGATGGACTTATTTCAATAGTTGAATGGTTTGGTGAAATGTTTAGCACAACTGAAGAAGGCGGGCCAGATCTTATTAAACTTTTAGAGAAGATCGAAGATATTGCTGTAAATATTGGTAATGCTATGAAATGGGTGGTGGATAATAAACAGACTATTCTGACAATTATGGGAGCTTTAAAAGGTGCAGCAATTGGTGGTTCAATAGCCGGCGGTCCGGGAGCTGCTATTGGTGCAATTTTACTTGGTGGTGCTGCATATCTTACTGGAGGCGCTTTAAATGATTATATATGGCGTCCAGGAGAAAAACCTCAAAAATTTGATGCACAAGATACAGTAATAGGTTTTAAAGAACCTCTTCCTGAAATATCAAAATTTGGAATCCAAGAAACTTTTGAACTTGAAATTCCTGAAATACCAAAGCTTGAAATTCCTGAAATATCAAAATTTGGAATTCAAGAAATACCAAAGCTTGAAATTCCTGAAATATCAAAACTTGGAATTCAAGAAATACCAAAGCTTGAAATTCCTGAAATATCAAAGCTTGAAATTCCTGAAATATCAAAGCTTGAAATTCCTGAAATACCAAAGCTTGAAATTCCTGAAATACCAAAGCTTGAAATTCCTGAAATATCAAAATTTGGAATTCCTGAAATATCAAAATTTGGAATTCAAGAAATACCAAAGCTTGAAATTCCTGGCTCGCTATATAAATTGATTTCATTAATATCAAAACTTGGAATTCAAGAAATACCAAAGCTTGAAATTCCAAAATCTTCTGAGTTTAGAGTTCAAGATAATCTTGCAGCCAATGTTACACCTACTAATGTGAATATTAAAGGAGTGAGAGAAGAATTTGTAGCAGCACAAATAGAAACTGCGCAAATATCTGAAAAGAATAAAGAAGAAAGGAGCGGAGCAAGCAGTGAACAGGCAGAAGGCAAACATGAGTTTGAAATGAAAAATAAGTTAAACGACATTGGAGGTGGAATTGGTAAGCCTACAAATGGACAAACTTTAAATGAGAAATTAGATAAGCTTATATCAAATATGGAAGGTTATTTTGGTCATGCAGGGTTGGTATATAGAAAATCTATTCTGATAAAATCAGAATAGAAAGGGAATGAAAGTAGTAGAAGGATAGCAAAATGGGATTGGAGAATTTAAATAGTATATTTTCTGAAATTCAACCACAAACGGGGTTTATTGATAATTATCCAACAAATTATGTTCCAAGTGTTGGTGGCATTCATGGAGGATTGTCTGCTGAAACTCCATCACAACCTCCTCACCCTCTATCACATACTCAGGCTATGTTAGATGCATTTGGAGAAATAGGTGATGCTGTTAATTTTTTTGATTCACCAATATTAGGATTTACATTAAATCAAAATCAATTAGAAAATTCTCAGTTAATACCAGATGGATCAACAGATTATCCAGTTTATCTTTCGAATAATATAAATTCAACTTTAGGTGTTGTAGATTTTATGTCTGCTGGTTACTCATATTCAGCTGCACATAATTATTCATTAGGAGGACCAAGTATAATTCCTGGATTTACAGCTAATTTTGCTTCATCACAATATTTAACAGACAGCGGAACAGTAATTAATAGTGGATTGGCACCAAAGACTCATGCCAATGCAGTAGATGTAGAATCTCAAAATTATGATCCTGTCAAATCACTAATTGTTGACTTTTTAACTGCTGGCTATTCTTATTCTGGGATGACTAACTATGGAACTGTTGGTGAACCACCAAGTATAATTCCTGGATTTACAGCTAATTTTAATTCTTATGGATATTCTGCAGAAAATCTATTAGGAAGTTCACAATATTTAACAGACAGCGGAACAGTAATTAATAGTGGATTGGCACCAAAGACTCATGCCGATGCAGTAGATGTAGAATCTCAAAATTATGATCCTGTCAAATCACTAATTGTTGATTTTTTAACTAGTGACATTTCTGGATTTACAGCTAATTTTAATTCAAATGATTTTTCATCAGATTTGCCTTATGGATCTTCAAAATATTTAACAGATGGAGGAACACCAATAGAAAGTGGATTTAGCTCTTTATTAGGGCTGCGCTCTCAACTATTTTCAACTAATGGAATTGATAGAGATTATGATACTT